GGCGGAGCATGAATCGCAATCACATAGAGAGACGCCGCTCTGCGTCTCGTGTCGCCGCACGCGTATCGGGGGCGGCGAGCGGCGCTCGAGCTGACGCGTCGCCTCCTGCAACATTGTCGTGAGTTCGGGACCGCTGGCCGCCTCCTGGTGCGTCGCTCCGTGATAGCGGCAGATCGCGCACGTGGCCTCACGCCACTGCTCGACGCGAACCCACGCCGATCCCGGCCCGGGGTTGTGCGTCGGTCCGGTCGTGCACAGCGCCCGACCTTCAACCAGCACGTGAATCAGGCGTTGTTCGGGCTCAAACGGCAGAAACTCGATGCGCTCCGTCTCGGGCTCCGCTCCCTCAACCATCTCGAGCTCGATCTCGATGACCCGACCGCGAACGCGGCCGAGCGGGCCGGCAACACGCTTCACGCGGCATAGCGGCGCCGGAAGACCACCGATGAGCAGTGTACGAGGCCGCAGGTAGGCGCCGACCTTGAGCTCGACCTCCGGCGGCGCGTCCAGGTCAATGCCGGCCTGAGCCGCGATGGTTCTGGCGCTGTCGCCGATCGAGCCGCCGCTGGCGTTCAGCACATCGAGCAGCACATGGATCGTCGCTGCACGCGAGCCGAGCGCCGCCTCCCACGATCGGGCGTTGATCTTCGCGGCGAGTTCATCCAGGTAATCGTCGGCGCGGTTCATGCGATCAGGTCCGCCGCTCGCATGCGAATCGTCGATGAACACTCCGGCCACGAACAGGCCGCGGCGGCCGCGACTGTCCGGGTCATCGAGAACGACCGCGAGCGGAAACCGCGGAGGCGTCGAGAAGCTCAAGAAGGCCTCCCGAAGTCGCCCTCGTCGACGCGCTGATCGTGGTGGGGCTTGCACACGGCGCGGTGGTTGCGTGGGTCCCAGAACAGCGCCTGGTCGCCCTTGTGCGCGCGGACGTGGTCGACGACCGTCGCCGGCTCGACGCGCTTCTCGGCCTGGCAGACGACGCAGATGGGGTTCGAGCGCAGGAAGTTCACCCGGTAGATGCGCCAGCGGGCGTCGTAGCCACGCTCAGCGGCCGTGCCGCGCGCCTTCTCTTGCGCCTGGGTGTGCTTCACGCAGCGCGCGCGGCCGCGGACCAGCTCGGGGCAGCCGGGCGTTGCGCATGGTCTGGGAGCTGAGAGCGGCATCGAGAGGATCATCCGGCCTTGCGTGGACGCTTCGGCTGTTGCGGCGAAATCCCGGTTTTCGCCGCACGTAGGTGGCGCTCGATGGTGCGCCGATGCACCCCGAGCAGCTGCGCAACCATGGCGACGCTCTTGACGATGGAGAGCTTGCTCCGAATCTCCTCCAGCCCGACCTTTGGGGGCCGGCCGAGCCGCACGCCGCGCGCCCGGGCGGCCTCGAGGCCCTTTCGCACGCCATCGAGGTAACCTTTCCGGCCCAGCACCTTGCACGCGAGAAGGTACGCGCGCCGGAGCCGCTCGAAGCCGGCGTCGTCGCCGTCCCACTCGAGCATCGCGTTCCCGGCTTCGAAGGCGCGCTGCTCGGCGGTCAGCTTCTCGGCGATCGCCGTGAGCTTGCCGGTCCGCTGCTGCTGCTTCGTGTGGGCCTCGCAGAGATCGCCCCGGAACGCCGGGCGGTCGCACTCGGGGCCACGGCAGTAGACGTCGGTCATGTTCCCGGCCTCCAGAGCCGCGCCTCTTTCGAGAGCGCGCAGTCGCAGGCGCTGCCGAACCACCAGGTGCAGCTGTCGTCGTGCTGGAAATTCTCGCGCACCACCGCCTCGATGGCGCGGTCGACGATGCGCAGCATGGCCTGACGCGGCAGGTCGAGACCGCGCTCGAGCAGCTTTCGGGCGGCGCCGAGCTCGCGCATGCCGATGGCGCCGGTGAAGTCAGGGAACGGCTCCGAGGGCACCGGCGGCGGGTACTTCAGCGGCGGCCTGTCTTCTGTCGGGCGCTCGCCGCGCTCCCAGGCCCGGCACACTGCGCCGACGCAGAACGGCTGCCCGGCCTTGGCCTTGGCCTCGGAGAACTCGTGCCGGCACCTGTCCGCACCAAACACCGGGCAATGCGACGCCGCGTAGGACTTCTCCGGCGGCGGCCTGTCGAGCCAGGGGTGGGTCACCGCAGGGCCGCCTTCCGTGCCTGCCGCTCCACCGCGAGCAGCGCGTAGCCGAGCACGTCGCGCCAGGGCGACTCGCCGAGGGCGTCCCGGTCCGTCGCGATGCGGAACAGCTTGTCGAGCACCCGCACGACTGTGAGCGCATCGTCGAGCTTCTCTGGCGGCACACCGGCCGGGTACAGCAGGCGCATCACCTCGCCGCTCTTGCCGAAGCTGTCGCCGTAGGCGCGCTGCTTCGTGACGACCAGGTCAGCCGCTGCGCGGGCGACGACGTGGTAGCCGCTCGCGCCACGCGCCTGGTCGAGCAGGTCGAGCAGCCCAGACGCATCGTCGATGCTCAGCAGCGGATATTCGCGCGAGATGGTGCTGTCGGGCCGTGCGGCGCGGTTCAGCAGGTCGCGGATCTCCTGCTCGGTCTTCATGCCGCACGCTCCCGCGCCGCCAGGCGCTCCGCGTAGCCGTCGACGTCCATCGCCTCGAGCTGCACCTTCACGCCGTACACGCCGCGGCCGCCCTTCGCCTGCTCGTAGTGCCACCGAAGGCGGGAGTCGCGGTCGTTCAGCCCGAGGGCATCGGCGATGCCGTCGCGCACGGCCTTGAAGCCCGCGGTGAGGTTGTCCTCGCGGTCCAGCGTGCCGGGAGCCACGCGCGTCAGCGTGACGACCAGGCGGGCAGCTTCGAGCAGCTGCGCGCGCTGGAGCGGCTTCACCGCGGCGACCAGCGCCCAGTTCGCCGCCAGCCGCTGGCGCTTCACCTTGCCGACCAGCGCGAAGCGGCGCCTGCGCATCGCCGCCACGTGCTTGGGCGACGTCGACGCCCGCAGGCCGACGTTCTGCGACTCGATGCGCATGTGCGGCAGATCGAAGGCGATGGGCTTCACCGTGCGGCCTCCAACGCGGCAGGCAGGCGCTGGCGAAAGACGCCGTCGGTGATGAACACCGCAGTCGGCCAGAGCCGGTCGCGGAAGTGCGGATCGCGGAGGAACAGCGCCATGGCATGATCCTGGTCCTCTTCGGAGACAAGCTCCTCGTCGAGCCTGTCGCTCCAGTCTGGGAAGCCCATCGGCGGGGCCGCGTCTCGGAGAAGCCCAGCGGCCTCACGACCCATCTGCACGGTCTCCCACCGCGCGCGCTGTGACGCCGTCAGGTCTTCGATGCGGAGCTTCTTCTTCGGTGCTCCCACCACCACCAGCTTCGGTGGTGGTGGATCTTGCTGTGCGTCTACGTCTCTATCTGCGTCTGGATCTGGATCTGGATCTGGAGGCCGGGAGTCGGCCGGACTTCCGCCGGACTTCCGGCGGGACCTGGGCGGCGGGTACTTGTCGGGGTGGCTGGCCTTCCACGCCTCCCACTCCGCCGCATGCCGGTCGCCCCATGCGGCGTCGTAGCGGTCGAGCCCGCGCACTCTGATGCCGTCGGGCTGGACCTCGACGATCGGGTCAGGGAGGGCCGCCAGGGCCTCGACGTAGGCCTCCGGCTTGCCCTTCCAGCGCGCGGCGCGGGCGAGCTGGCGCCTTGCGGTCGGACCTGGCACGAGCGCGCTCGCGCTGGGCGGCAGGTGCTCCGGGCAGCGGGCGAGCGCCCACTTCACCAGGTGCACGATGCCCCAGCCGGCGGCGGCTTCGCCGAGCTCGGGCTCCAAGTCGGGGTAGAGCTTGTCGCCGAGCTCCGGCGCGCTCACCTCGATGACCTCCATCGCCAGCTGCTCCCAAGGCAACCTCATGCGACCCTCCCGGTGAAGAGCGGGGCCACGTTGCCGAGGCGCCGCTCACTGTTCTCTGCGTAAGTCGGGTTGAGCTCGAGCCCGAGGTAGCTCCGGCCGAGCTTCAGCGCGACCGCGCCGGTCGTCGCGGTTCCGCTGAATGGGTCGAGCACCATCGCCGGCGCCGGCGCGAGGCTGCGCTGATCATGGTCGCACGTTCGTTTCCACCCGAGCGTTCGCGTGATCGTGCCGATGCGATGATGCCCGACCCCCTGGCGCGTGCTCGGCTCGCCCTTACTGGTGTTGCGGAACGCGGGTAGTTTCGTCGGCAGGCCGTCGAGGGTGCGAATCCGCTTCACGCGGCGGGCGATGGGCGCACCGCACTCCGGACATACGCCGCGCTGGGACGTCCCCGCCAAGATGCACGGCCGGACCAGGTCCTCTGGGAACGTCGCGAAGTGTCCGGCCTCGCCAGAAGCGGAGCTGTTGATCGGCCACACCGAGCGCTTGTTCCGGGTCTCGGTGCCGCGGCGAATCCTGTCGTCGTCGGTCACCGGCTCCTTGATGGCCTCGGAGTCGTAGAAGTAGTGCTCGGAGCGCGAGAGCAGGAACAGGTACTCGTGCGCGCGCGTGGGTCGGTCGCGGATCGGCTCCGGCATCGCGTTCGGCTTCCACCAAATGAGATCCGACCGCAGGTACCAGCCGTCCGCCTGCAGCGCGAGCGCGACCCGCCACGGCAGCCCCATCAGGTCCTTCGGCTTGAAGCCCGGCGGCGGGCGGCGGTACGACTCGCCGCGCGCCTTCATCGCGCGATTCGCCTCGTCATGACACCACCGGGCGCCGTTGAGCGTCGACGCGGGGCCACCGGGCGTGCCGCGACCGCCTTGGGCATAGCAGTCGCCGAGGTTGAGCCACAGCGTGCCGTCGGGCCGGAGCACGCGGCGGACCTCGCGGAAGACCTCGACCAGGCGCCCCACGTAGGCCGCCGGCGACGTCTCGAGGCCGATCTGCCCGTCGGCGCGGTAGTCGCGCAGCCCCCAGTACGGCGGGGACGTCACGACACAGTGCACGCTGTCGCCGCCGAGCTCGCGCAACGAAGCCAGGCAGTCGCCACGGCGGATCGCGAACGTGCTCAGCACGTCAGCGCCTCCGCCGATCGGAACAACGAGAACTGCGCGCCCAAAGGTGCGACGGGGGGGGGAATTTCTCAGGCCGTAGCCCAAAGACGATCAGCGCCGAGCGGCCATGCCCACCCGCGGTCGCGCCGATGCGCTCCCAGCCCGCCCTCAGATAGCACCGGCCGGGGTCGCGCTTCTGGCGGACCTTCGACGGATCGACGAACGTGATGATGCCGTACGGGGTCGGCGGCTCGCCCCATGTCGCCCGGGTCGCCGCACAGGCCTCGGTGATGAGCTCCGACGAGAGGCCCGCGCCCTCGTTGCGGAACGTGCTGTTCAGCCAGGCGCCCGGCCACGCGTGCTTTGTGTACTCGGGCAGTGAGTACGAGCTCACCCAGAGCGCGCACGCGTGCCGGAGTACCAGCGCACGCCCCGGCGGCGCGAACTGCGGCGTGCCGGGTCGTTTCCGGTTGTAGTGCCGGTCGGCGATCGCGGCGCCGTGCGGGTCGGCGCGATGGGAGAGCGTCCAGCGCATCGGCTATGCGGCCGCCTTTCGACGGGCCTCGATGCGCTCGAGCATCGGCCGCCAGACACGCTCGCTCTCCTCATCGCGCGAGTCGATGCACTGCGAGAGGAGCTCAACGAAACCACCCGGATCAGCCGGGTAGGTGTCGTGCGCCTCCGCGAAGTTCGACATGTCCTCCCTGCAGGCCGTGCACTGCTTGCCGGAGCCGGCGCGACCCTCGAAGACCCACGAGAAATACCGGTAGGTCGTGCCGGGAAGAATGCGCGCCCCGCAGGTGTCGCAGCTATGCTCCTTGCGCGCGCGTCGCCCCGTCTCTCGAGCGACCGAGCATGGGTCGAGATCGATGGAGCACATTCAGCGGCCCCCCATCGCGGCGATCGCCTGCAGCACGACGGGGTTCGCACCGCCCAGGGCGGCCTTCAGCTCATCGGCGAGGGGCCGCACCGTGAACGTGTCGTTCGCGAGCTCGAGCGCCCGTTCCTCGGTGAAGGTTCCCGCGCCCAGCAGCGACGTCGTCCAGCCGACGCCGTTGACGGCCAAGTAGCACTCGAGCGGCGAACTCCAGACCGTGAACAGCGGCGCCTGCGGGCCGTCCTCGGGCACGTAGACGAGCTCAGGCTTCGGGGGCTGAGGCTTCGGCTTCGACATGTTCACTTCCCTCCAAGTTGGGCTTCGAGCTCGAGCACGCGGGCCTCGGCGACGAGGGCCCGCTCGCGCCAGGTGCGGCGCCGCGGCGGCGGCTCACCCTGGCCGCTCAGTCGCCACTCGAAGACGCCGGCGGGCGCCTCCGGGCGGTGGCGGCAGTCGATGAGGAAGCCGCGGTCGCGCAGCTCCTGGACGCGGGCACCGGCGCGGCTGCCGCCGACCTGCTGCAGCGCGCGCGAGCTGTGCCAGTCGCCGTCGCGAAGCAGCTCGAGCACCTTCTCGCGGTGCGATTTGTCGTCGGAGCCATACGAGCGCTCCGCCGGCGGGGTGTGAGCGCGGCGCTCCACGTAGCTGAAGAGGTCGTCGTCAGACATCTCGCCGCCTCCAGCTCTTCGCGACGCGGCACACGACGACGCGGTGGGCCGCGAGCTCGCGCACCCGGCGCGGCGTGTAACCGTCGGCCGACGGCTTTTCGGGGTCGAGCACGCTCCGCGGGCGCCGTGCCCGCGTGCGAAAGCTCCCGAGCCCCGGAATCCGAACGCGACCGGTCGCCCAGGTCGCCGCCGCGAGCTCGCCGAAGAACGTCTCGAGCACGCGGCGTGTCGACAGCTTCGTCAGCTGGGTCTTCGCCGCGACCTCGGCGACGAGCTGAGCGAACGTGGGGCTCACTTGCAGTAGGCCTCCGCGACCTCGTGCCAGGCCTGCTCCTCGGTGACGTCGGCCGCGAGCTCGCCGCGCAGGGTGAACGGCTCCTGCTTCGCCTCGGGGATCTCCACGCCATCGTCGGTGAAGGCCGGGCGTGCGAGGACCTTCCGGCCCTCCATGCGCACGTCTTCGAGGAGCGCCAGGTCGAAGATGTCGATGCGGCTCAGCTTCACGAGCTCAGCCACGGCGCACCTCGGGGAACTCGCGCACGCGGAGCTCTTCCGGCCACTCAGCCGGATCGCCGCCGGCGCGATCGCGCAGGTGCACGCGCACGGGCGCGCCCTGGTAGCCGTGGTCGAGGTCTTCGACGCGGATCTCTCCGCCGTACTCGACCGCGCTATGCCAGCCGTACTCGTCTTCGCCGTTGAAGCCGGCGTCGTTCCGATCGACGACGTAGGCGCCCATCTGCTTCACGAACGCCTTCACGCCGCTCTTGCGGCACTGCTTCAGGATCGACCGCGCCCACTCGGCCTCAAAGGGCCGCGCTCCGCCTCCGCTCTCGCCGCCGACGATGACCCAGTCGATGTGGATCGTCGACAGAACCCCGTCCTGAACGTTGTGCATGTCGAGCTGCAGCCGCACGGGCTCGAGCAGGGGCTCGCAGCTAAGGAAGTGCACCGCCGCGGGCACCTGCAGCAAGGCGGGGATGCGCTCGTGCGCGCGCCGCTGGTCTTCGACTGTGGTGCCCAGCCAGAGCGTCGGCCAGGTCTTCGCGTTCGGGCGCTCGTGCGAGTCGGACCACAGCCGCTGAATGTTCTCGGGCCGCTTCGTGAGCAGCAGCCAGTCGAGGTACGGCGTCACCGCGATGAGGTCGAAGAGATCTTCGCGCCAGCCGATCAGTTCGGCCCGGTCCTCGAAGACGTCAGCCAGCGACGCGCAGAAGACGCGACGCCGAATGCCCGACGCCTGGGCCTCGCGATCCCACCTGAGCGGCTTGCGCCAGTTCTCCGACGACGTGCGCTCCCGCGGCGCGTTCGGGCCCCAGCGTTCCCGACCCGGGCGCCAGTGATGGTCTCGCGCCTCGGCGTAGCAGTGCTCGCAGCCAGGCGAGACACGCTGGCAGCCGATCCACGGGTTGAAGGTGTAGTCGCACCACTGGATCGTCGTCTCGGCCATCAGCGCGATCCCGCTTGCACGAGCTCGTAGAGCTTCGAGAGCACCGCAGCGCTCTGCACGATCTCCTCGAGCAGATCGTTGATCGTCGCCTTGTTCGGCTTGCTGTTGCCGGACGAATCGAGGTGGGCCTTGCAGACCTCGCCGATCTCTTCGCCGAGGATGACGAGCATGCGGTCGATGGCGACGAAGTTCTTCCCCCACTTCTGATCCTGCCGGCGACGCTCCTCGAGCACCTTGAACATGAACAGGCGCTGCGCCTGGTCCATGTCGCGGATCTCCATCGGTGTTGCCGGGCGCGCGTTCTCAGCCACAGGCCATCTCCCGCGGCTCCGGCGACATCACCGCGACCTTCGGCATGGGGATCGGCTGGCTACCGGCGGCCGCGATTGCGGCGTAGACGTCTTGCAACTGCGCCCGGATCAGCGTTGCGCTGCCTCGCAAGTTCTCCTGACCGAAGAGCAGCTCGACAACGCACTCCAGCTGGAACGCGCTTTCCCGGAGCTGGTTCAGTAGCTCGGGACCGATCTCCTCCCAGATTGGACCGAAGATCGCGAAACGCGGTGACGCCCCAGAAGCCAACCTGCCGTGAATGGTCCGCTCAGGGCGCGCGCCGGGCTCTCGGCTCCACTCCGAGACGGTTCGGGTGATGCCGTCCATGCTCACGCGGACGTTGCCGCGTCTGTTGTTGCCCTGCTCCCGCTTGGTCGCCCAGCGAACGTTCCCCGGTTCGTAGTTTCCGTCGTTGTCGATGCGATCCAGCGAGTGCTGCTTCGTTGGCCGCCGACCAACGTCGGCGAGGAACGCCGGGAAGCTGTCCGACCAGCGCGAACAGATCGTGATGCCTCTGCCGCCGTAGTACTTGAAGTTCTGCGAGGTCGGCCTGAGACACCGCGTCTTGATGCCGCCCCAGATGCGATATTCGGCGCTGTACGAATGCCCATGAAACCGGGCAGACGCGTGCCGAAGACAACCGCACGAGCGTGTCCCCCGGCTACCGGCGAGCTGGTACACGCTGACAACCCGCTCGGTACGCCGACGACAATCGCATCGGCACCTCCAAGTTGGACTCCCGTTTGCCGTTGGGGCGGCGGGCTCGATCAGGGTCAACCGCCCGAACATCATGCCTGCGCGAAAGTCGCTCCCGATTCGCGGCTTAGCCACGGCGCACCCCCGCCGGGCTGCTGGCGGGGTGGGGATCGGGCTCGTCCTCGATGCGCATGCCGCCGCGGAACGGGCGGCGGTCTGTAGTGGAATTACTACGATCGGCGGTCGGCGAGGGCCTCGCGCTGTCGATCGAGGTCACCGAAGCGCGCGGATCGACGTCGTGGCGAGCGTCCGACGCCGGTTCCGTGAGGCTTCGAATCTCGCCCTGGGCACTGTTTTTCTGAGTCGTGTTGCTGGCTTCCATCGCGACACCTCCGGTTGTAGTGGAATTCGAAGTAGACCCGCCGCCGCCGGGCCCTCTCCCGCGGCCGTTGACGGCGGCGGACAGCGGGAGCAGGGCGGCCGCGCCGCGCAGCTGGGCCCCGATGCACAGGACCTCGCGGCAGAGCGCCTCCCACGGCGGCGTCGTGTAGACGTCCTGCATCTCGTTCTTCGTCGGCCCGTGGCTGATCCACTTCAGCAGGCCGCCGGCGCCGCCGGCGCGCGCGAGCGACACGAACGTGCGCCGGGCGTCGTGGAACCGGCGGTGCCGGAGCCCCAGCCGTGCCAGGTCGCGCGACCAGTTGTCGCTGACGTTCAGGTCGGTGACGTAGGCGCCGGCGCGGTTGGGCACGAGCAGGTCCTGCGCAGTCGGCTGCCGGCCGAAGAGCTCGCGCCAGCCGGACAGACGCCACTCGGCGAGCAGGGCGGCGATCACCGGGTGCACCGGCACCTCGCGTGGCAGCTTCGACTTCGGGGCCTTCTCGCGACGGTTCCGGCGGGTGTAGCTGGCGTGCACCTGCAGCGCGCCCAAGGGCTGACGGGTGGGGTCATAGGCTGACCACCTGAGGGCCGCGATCTCGCCCTCGCGCAGGCCGCCAAGGAACGCCACCGCGTAGAAGACCCGGCGGTCGAGCGGCACGCCCGCGTCCGAGACCAGGCGCTCGAGCTCGGCCAGGGTGAAGACCGCGCCGGCGCGCCAGCTGATGTCTTTGTCGACGAGCTGGGGCCACTCATGGCGCTCGAGCTGGCAGGGGCTCTTGTCGACCAGCTCCTCGCGCTCGGCGTCGCGGAAGATGCGGTGCACGAGGCTGTAGAGGCTCCGGCGGGTGCGCGGAGCCAGGTGGTCGGGCTCCTTCACTGTGCCGACGTTCTTCAGCTCCAAGGCCTCGAGGAAGGCTCGGATGTGCTGCAGGCGGACCTCGCGCAGCTCGAGCTCGCCGAACACCACGCGGCGGCCGGCGACGTCGAGCTCGGCGCCGACCAGGTGCCGCTCGACCGCGCGCGCGTCGAGCTTCGCGTTCGTGTGACGCGCCTTCTCAATCCGCCGGCGCGCCCACTCGGTCGCGTACTCGCCGAACGTCTTCTGGGGCCCGCGGTACTCGCCGGCGCGCACGAGCGCCTCGACCTCGGCGAGCGCCTTCTTGGCGAGCAGCTCCTGGCCGACGACGTACCCGGTCGCCTTGTAGACGTACTTGTCGCCTCGGTTGAACCCGATCCAGAGCTTCTTGCCGCGCGCGTAGACGGTGCCCATCAGCGACGTCCCTCGATGCGCTCCAGCGACCAGCCCTTGCTGATGGGGAAGCGGTCACCCGGACGCCAGTCGAACCCGCGCTCCTCGCAGAAGCGCCACATGGGCGCGACGCCCCGAGCGGGGGGCCAGCTGAGCACCACCGCGCGCTTCGCGGCGATCTCGTCCTCTGCCTCCACCATGGCGACCAGCGTCGAATACGAGCCATCACCGGCCGTGCCGCTGCACCACCATGCGAGCACCGCCTGGTTCGGCGGGTCGGTGATCGGCCGATAGTCGTCCGAGGTCTCTTCCCAGCTCAGCCAGAACCGCTTCATCGGCGACCTCCCAGCAGGCGCAGCGCGACCGACCGCGGCTCTTCCGCCTTTGCCGGCCCAGGCCGCTTCGTCATGAGCGCGCGCACGTCGGCCGGCTTTACCCGGCGCATGCGGCGGGTGCCGAACGCCTCGAGCTCGCCGCTCGCGATGCGCGCCTTCAGCCAGCTCTCGGAGACGCCGAGCAGCTTCCGCGCCTCGCTCAGCCGCACGAGCTCGGGCTCCGCCTCTGCCGCCGGGTGCCGGAGCTCGCGCAGCGCGTCTGCGACTGCGCGCTTCACCAGGCCGTACAGCGCCTCGTCGGTGCTCATGGCCGCGCTCCCGCTCTGAGGTTGGACGCCTTGATCAGCTCCGCGGAGATCTCCCCCGCCAGCTCCAGGATCTTCTCGTTGATGAGGCGGGCATCCGGCGCGGCGGCGCTCGACTCGGCGAGCACGGTCAGGAGCCGGTCTTCGAGCACCCGCGCGAAGACGAGCTGCTCGACCATGATGACGAACATCTCCCGCGGCGTCTCGCCGACCCGCGTACCGTACTTGTGCAGCAGGCGCTTCGCCTCGGAAGTGGCCTGGGCGCGCTCGAATACGACGTTGGTGAGGTCGAGATCGCTCATCGCTCAGGCCGCCTCTGCCGGCAGGTACTGCATCGCGTCGAGGCGGCGGCGCTCGAGTTCGGGGAGCGCGCCCTCGCGGTCGGTCTTTGCCACCTCCAAGAGCAGCGGCAGACCCGACTCGATGCTTTCGAGGACCTCCGCGCGGGTGGCCTGCCGTCCCTCTGCGAACCACAGCGCCTTGATGGGGGTACCGACATCGAAGAGCGTGCCCGCGCGCTCGCCGTTCGGCCCCCGGGGCACGTTGAAGGGCCTCATGCGATCGCGCGTCACCCAGACCAGCGTGACCCCCGGGTTTCGCTTGAGCCCCACGCCGGGCATCTCGAGCCGATCGCTCGGAAGGTTCGCCTCCCGCCGGTGCGCCTTCGGCATGGTCAAGAACGGGCAGACCTGAGCCGCGTACTCGGCGCACTCGACATGCGAGGGCGGCTCCGACGACGTCCGGTTGATCGCGCACATGGGGCCGATGACGTAGGCGACGGTGCGCCCAGTCGGGCCGCCGCAAAGCCAGCAGAGCTTCTCGTGCACGCACCGACGCATCTTCACCGGATCGATCACCCGGAAGTCGGGCTTGCCCTCGATCCACGCGACGAAGAACGGCACCACGTAGCCGCGGTGGTCCTTGGGCAGGAACTGCATCAGCAGGGGAGGGGGGAGAATCTTCTCGGGGTTCATGCCGCGGCCTCACCCTCTCCAGCAGGCAGCTGCTTGAGCCCGGTCGGCGCCGGCGCCAGCGCCTTCTGCTGGGTGTGCTCGACCCAGCCGCGGCAGAAGTCCTCGATCATCGCGTCGGGCTTCAGGCCAAGCGCGGCCGCGAGCGCGCTGAAGCGCTCCTGCCACGAGGGGGGCGCGGGCTTCGGCTCGCGCTTCAGCTTCTCGCGCGGCCTCTTCGTCGCGGGGGGGGCTTCATCGCGAGCCTTGCCGGCGAACTTGTCGCTCTCGCCGCCGAAGCCGAGGCTCGACAGGACGGCGTCGTCGACCCCGCCGGCGGAGGCGCGCTTGGCGCACGGTCCGGCCTGACCGCAAATGCCCTTCGTGTTGTCGCTCCGCAGCTTCTTTCCGCACTTCGTGCACTGCTTTGCCTCGGTCATGCAGCCCTCCGAATCGGTTGATGGCACGTCGGGCACAGCTGCCCCGGGTATGCGATGCGCTCGAGGCCTCCGCGGGTGAGCTTCAGCCCGCGCGCACGTGCCCGCGGCCGGCGCTCCAGATAGCCCTTCCTAACCAGCGCCTTCAGGTGGTCCGCGACGCCGTTCGTGCTGTTGATGCCCAGCTCGTCGCCGATCTCCCTGATGGTCGGCGGGAAGCCGTCGACCTCGACCTCGCGCGCGATGAAGCGGAGGATCTCCAGCTGCCGGTCGGTGAGCTCTTCGATGATGATCACCCGAGCGCCTCCTTCAGCAGCGCGAGCGCGCGCGGCATCCCGGCGGGGCTCTTCAGGCAGCGCCGGCAGCCCCAGCCCTCACAGACGCAGGTCGAGGAGCTCGGGCGGCTCTCCAGCTCCCGGTAGGCCTCCTCGACGAGCGCGCGCGAGACGACCTGGTCGAGCAGGTCCGTCGTGCAGAACGTGACGTCGCTCGGCAGGCCCTCGACCGCGGCGAGCAGCTCTACCAGCGGATACTCGCCGAGCGCAGAGGAGCGCTCAAGGCAGAGGCGCACCTGCGCGCAGTGAGCCTTGAGCTCGCCGACGGTGGGGACGGCCTTCACGCCGACCTCCCAAATGAAGCTGCCAACACGGCAGAGCTGAGGGAAGCTCCGCGTATGAATCCTCCGCACGACGTCGAGACCCTCAGGATCGAACTGATCGCGCTCGCGGTGTTCGCCGGTGCGTTCCTGCTCTTCCTGCTCATGCGCGAGGTGTGGTGCTGGTACTGGAAGCTGAACTCCCTGCTTGGCGAGCTGCGCCTCATTCGCGGACTGCTCGAGCGCGCCGAGCAGCGCGCGGCTCCGGCGGCGTCGGAGGGGCCTACCCAGCTCTGATCTAGGCCCTCACGCGCTGGACCGACCTGCGCTTCTTCGATGGCTTGATCTCGAGCAGTCGCCGACGAACCGGCACATCCAGGCGGAGCAGGCCGAGCCGGCGGGCCGTGGCCCAAACGCGGTCCACCGACTCTCTCAGGTCCACGATGATCTCCCAGTCCGTCTTCGACACTCGATGCTCCCCGCGCTTTCGCCGTCGCCCACAGCGGAGGCCGACAATTCGGCTCTGTCCGGGTTTTAACGGATCTGTCTGACACTGAACGTATGCTCAGTAAAACAGGCAAGTTCCTACTCCCCGGCCGTGATCCGTGGGTCCAAACGACTACAGCTGCTGCTTAGGTCTTGGCGCGACCATCCTTCGCCCGCCTCGAGTTGATCGCGCGCGCCGCACGCTCAACGCCATCCTCGTCCTTCCGCGACGCCGGGGCCTGGGTCTTGTGATCTGCGGCCCAGGCCGCGATGTAGCGTTCAATCACCAGCTTCATCAGCCTGTTGAGGCTGACCTTGCCGCTCCTGTTTCTCAGCTCCCTCGCTCGCGTCTCTGCCTTCGCGAGCGCCTCCATCTGCTCCTTCATCGCCGTTGAACACCGGACGCGGATCTCATCCTGCGCGAGTTCCTCGCCCTCATCGAGGTCCAGTTTGTCAGCCATCAGCTGAGCGTATCTGACCTCATCGGTGCGGACAGCATCCATGGCCATTCTGTGTACGCTTAATTTGTCCGCATTGCAAGCGGCAAACGACATGGACATTGACGCGGACATAAAATGTCCGCTAAACAGGCCGCATGAAGACGACGAGCAGCAGGGCGGAAGTGGTCGAGTTTCTGCGTTCGCGAGAGCGCGCGACGTACGCGGCCTGGCGCGCGACGCCCGGCGGCTCGCCGGAGTTGGGTGACAGGGCGAACGCCTGGCGCAGGGCACTGAGCGCTCTCAATGCCGAGGTCGAGCACCGCGCGGCGATCGTCGCGCAGGGGAGAGCGGCATGATCGCGACCTGTACGAAGTGCCATCAGCTGTATGAGGCGCTCGAGACCGTCCCACTGCAGCCGACGCACCTGTGTCAGCGCTGCGACGCCGTCGAAGAGCTGCTCAAGACGAGCGACGAGCTGCACCACGAGGTCGACCGCGCGCTGGTGAGCAACTCGCTCGGCGATCGGACGTACGCGCGGTCGATGCTCGTCCGCCACAAGGTGGCCGTCGCGAAGGTGAGGTCGCTCCGATGAGCACCACCATGGTTCAGATCAGCGCGATCAGCACCGAGGGCGGTCTCCCGAAGGCCGACGACCCCCGCGTCCGCGAGCTGATCGAGAGCATCAAGGAGATCGGCCTGTTGAATCCTGTGACGCTGATCGACCGTCACGAGAGCATGTGGAAGCTCGTCGCCGGGCGCCACCGCCTCGCGGCGATGAAGGCGCTGGGAGAGTCGGTCGTCGATGCGAACGTGCTCGACCTCGACGAGCTCGGCGCCGAGCTCGCGACCATCGTTGAGTACCTCCTTCGCCGCGTGCTCCCGGCGCTCGCGCGCGCCGACCAGCTCGCGCGCCGCAAAGAGATCTACGAGACGATGCACCCTACTGCGAAGCACGGTGGGGCACCGGGTAAGAAGGCCGGCAAGGGTGGCAAGGGTAAAGACGAAACGATTTCGTCTTTTGCTGCCGACACCGCCAAGAAGACCGGGGTCACCGAGCGGTCGGTGCAGCAGTACGTCGCCGTGTCCAAGCGCCTCGATCCGGAGGTGAAGAAGAAGATCGCCAAGACCGAGGCCGCGGAGAGCCTCACCGAACTGACCAAGCTGTCTCGCATGCCGGCGGAGAAGCAGCGCCAGGTTGCCGAGCGGGTCTCGAAGGGTCAGACGGTGAAGGCGGCGACGCGGGAGCTCAAGCGCGCGGAGCAGGTGGCGCAGGTGCGCGCGCACACCCCACCGATTGGCGAGTACCCGGTGATCGTCATCGATCCGCCGTGGCCATACGAGGACCAGCTCGACGGCAGCGACGCGGCCCGTGGCGGCACGCCATACCCGACGATGACCATCGGCGACATCTGCGAGCTCGCGCTGCCGCTGGCCAAAGACGCGGCCGTCTTCTTGTGGGTGACGAACAGCCATCTGGTCGACCCGCTGGCCTACGCCCAGGTCGCGACTGCGTGGGAGCAGCGATACGGCCTCGTCCCGAAGCAGATCCGCACGTGGATTAAGCCCCGCATGGGCCTCGGACGCGTGTGGCGGAACGACACCGAGCACCTGGTGCTGTTCACCCGCGGCCGGCCTGTGTTCGCGCCTGTGACGCAGACCACGAGCCTGATGGCGCCGCTGGGCGCGCATTCCGTGAAGCCGCAGCAGGCCTACGACGACGTCTGGGAGCTGTGCCCCGCCGAGCCGAAGCTCGAGATGTTCGCCCGCGGCGAACGGAAGGGCTTTGTCGCGAACGGCGCCGAGGTGGCGAAGGAGTCCGCCCGCCTCATGGTGCCGCCGGAGCGCGAGATCGAGGCCGAGGCGATCGAGGCCGAGCTGCCGCCGGCGAAGGTGACGGCGCCGCCGATCGCGGCGAAGAAGAAGCGCAAGCTGCCCCCGATCATCGACGTGCCGCCGCCGCCGGAATCCGCAGCCGAGGGCATCGCATGGACCGTGATCACGAAGAAGACCGTGGTGCCCGGGCTCGAGGTCGAGAGGGGCAAGAAGTACCACGTTGAGCGCGGAGAGCTCGGCATCGGCAAACGCACCATGTACCTGCTCGAGCCGCACGGGCCGCGCGTCAGCCTCGGCATCGTCACCGAAGATCATCACGGCATCACCTGGCCCGGCGGCGTCAGGACGCTCGACGAGGCGCGCTCGGCGGCCGTCGAGTACGAACGCACCGGCGAGCAGCCGAGATCGCCGGACGACGACGAAGAGGCGCGCAAGGAGCCCATCCCCTTCGACGCAATCAGCTGGGTGACGAAGAAGCACCCGACAAAGGTCGCGGTCGGAGTCGCCGCAAGCGGTCGTCGATACGCCATCGACAGGCTCTCGCGGGTCGCTGCCACCGGCAAGAAGATCGACGGCTACACGTTCCGCTGGTTCTGCACGACCGACGGCGCGAGCTCGCTCGGCGACTTCCCCGACATCGATCGGGCGAAGGCGAACGCCGGCGCGGCCGAGCAAGAGCACCAGCGGATGAAGGCCGGAGCTACTGCCTAGATGCGCGCGCTCAGGGGGCTGGTCGGCTGGCTGCTGTGCTGGTTCGGGTTTCACGTGCCTCCCCGCGGCACGAACGTGGCGATGGCGATCGCGTGGGGCTGCGCTCGCTGCGAGCAGATCATTCCTGGCGGCCTGTCGGCGCGCCGCAACCGGAGGCGGAAAAAATGGTGAAGCACCTGCAGTTGTCGAAGGACGTCGCCCTGCCGGTCGACGTGGTGACGGAGCGCCTGGCGTTCGTCGGCCAGAGCGGCAGCGGCAAGACGTACGCGGCGATGCGGCTCGCCGAGCTGATGCTCGAGGCCGGCGCCCAGGTGGTCGCGCTGGACCCGATGGCGGTGTGGTGGGGACTGCTTTCTGCCGCCAACGGCAACGCCTCGGGTTACCCGGTGCACGTCTTCGGCGGCGAGCACGCGCACGTGCCGATCGTCCCCGAGGCCGGGGCGCTGGTCGCCGGCGTCATCGTCGAGCGCGGCATCAGCGCAGTCGTCGACCTGGCGCACTTCACCCGGAGCGATCAGGTGATGTTCTCGAGCGCGTTCGCCGAGCGCTTCTACGAGCTGCAGGTGAAGGTGAAGCGCCCGGTGCACCTGTTCTTCGAGGAGGCGCACCAGTTCCTGCCACAGAACCTGCCGGCCGAGGGTCGCGGCGGTGACCCGCGGAAGAACCCGGCGGTGATGCTCAACCGCATGGAGCGCGTGGTGCGCATGGGCCGGAGCCAGGGCATCGGCTGCTCGATGATCACCCAGCAGCCGCAGGCGGTGAACAAGGCGGCGCTGAATCAGGCGGGCACGCTCCTGGCGATGCGGACGATGGGTAAGCACGAGCGCAAGGCGATCGGTGACTGGATGGCTGACAAGGCCACCGACGACGCCCAGCTCAAGCTGGATCAGCTGCTGCCGAAGCTCGCGACCGGCGAGGCGTGGGTGGCATCGCCGCACTTCCTCGGGCTGTTCAAGCACACGCACGTCTCGAAGAAGACCACCTTCGACAGCTCGGCTACCCCGAAGTTCGGCGTGAAGCTCGAGGCACCCCGGGTGCTCGCCGATGTCGACGTCGAGGCGCTGCGAGTATCGATGAAGACGGTGGTCGAGCAGGTCGAGAAGGACGATCCGGCGCCGCTGCGCCGCCGCGTCGCCGAACTCGAGCGCCAGCTCGCGAACAAGGCGAAGGTGATCGAGCAGGTCGAGGTGAAGGTCTCCATCAAGGAAGAGCTGGACGTGTTGCAGCGCTCGATCGAGGTCATCGCCAAGATCGGCGATCAGCTAGCGCAGAGGCAGCAGGTCGTCGTGTCCGCGCTGCACAACGCGACCGAGGCCCTCAAGCCGACGTTCACCCGGTCGATGCAGAAGCTCGAGGTGCGACCGCCGCCGGGCGTCGTGGTGAAGAAGAACGGGCACAACGGCGCGTCGGCGCGCTCCTCGCTGCAGCTGCCCATGCCGGCGTCGACGGCGCCGAGCATCGAGGGCGTAGACCTGGGCGGGCGCAAGATGCTGGTCGAGCTCGCCGCCGTGTACCCGCAGGCGCTCACCCGCCGCGAGCTCGCCACGCGCACGGTCATGGCCCATGGCGGAAGCTCGTTCCGCACGTACATGTCTCAGCTGCGTTCCCGCGGCCTGGTCGAGGACAGCGCGGGCGGCGACCTGAGCGCCACGACCGCGGGCGTCGATCTCGCTAAGGATGGTGCTCCCGCCACGCGCGCCGAGCTCGTCGCGCTCTGGGGCCAGAAGCTCGATCGCGGCGCCCGCTCGATGCTCGAGGCGCTGCTCAACGCGGAGCGGCCGATGGGCAAGGACGAGCTCGCCCAGCTGGCGAGCGTCACGCCGGGCGGCAGCTCGCACCGGACCTACCTCTCGCAGCTGCGGTCGGCTGGGCTGCTCGAGCAGCAGGCCGGTGAGGGCTGCATTCCGGGGCACGCGCTGTTCATCGGGGACGGCGCGTGAAAGAGCGCCCCATCCTCTACAGCGCTCCGATGGTGCTGGCGAAGCGCGCGGGGCGAAAGACGCAGACCAGGCGCGTGCTCACGGCGGCGAACTCGCTGATCGATGGCGGCGTGCTCAAGAAGCTGTGGGACCGGCTCAACTTCGCGAAGGCCTGGGTCGACCCGGGGCCCTCGCCGGCGGGCAACCCTGGCCCGTACCTCAAGGCGCCGACGCGCGACGGCGAGACCACGCACCGAATCTACCCTCGCTCGGCAGTCGGCGATCGCCTCTGGGGCCGCGAGACGTTCCAGCGGTGTGGCGGCTTCATCCGATACAAAGCTGACGAAGCGCAGGTCGCGAACTCTCACCCGGACGCGTTGAAGTTCGACTACCAGTTGAAGCCAAGCATCTTTATGCCGCGGTGGGCCTCGCGCATTCTCGACCAGGTGGTGGCGGTGCGCCCCGAACGGTTGCAGGACATCAGCGAGGCCGACGCGATCGCCGAGGGGCTCGAGCAGTGCAACGAGGGCGGCTGGCACTGGCCGGGCGGCTCGGCGGACTTCGAGTCTCCGCGCGCGTGCTACTGGGCCGGCTGGGACAGCATCAACGGCAAGGGCGCGGCCGCAGAGAACCCCTGGGTCTGGGTCATCACCACGAAGGCGGTCCAGCCATGACGGAGCGCTTCCAGTTGCCGATGCTCAACCACGACGAGGGCACGCCGGAGCAGGTCGCCCAGCGCCTGGCGGCGCACCAGATCGCATTCGAGGTGGAGCGCCTCGAAGACGAGGGTCGGGCGAACGGCTGGGCCTCAGTGCACCGCGTGCGCGCCCTCGATGTCGCGAAGCACCTCCGCGCGGAGGCACTCCGGCTGTTCGAGCTCGGCACGCGTGGCCTCGAGGCGCGCGTCATGTACGAGACCGCGCGCATGAAGGGCTTCCCCTGCGAGAAGTGCGGGCACCAGCATGAGGGCGGCCGGTACTCGTTCCGGTGCTTCAGCTGCCACTGCCCAGAGCGAATCACTGCCGAAGAGCTCGTCGCGCGGCTCAGTGCCCGAACAGCGACCTGAACTCGAACCCGAAGTAGAAGCCGGCGGCGAGTGCGATCGCGGCGGCGACCCCTGCCGCGGCCCACGTGAACCAGCTGAATGCCGGCGGGCCGTTCTTGAGCCGCTGTCGGTCGTCCTCGCAGGCGCCCATTAGGCACGCGTTGCGACGCCCGCGCTCCGGTGACAGGTCCCAGTGCCCGTTCGCAAGCCGCAGGGGCGGCTGGGCCGGTTCGCAGAGGGCGTAGACCGGGTCCTCGGTCCACCTGCCCGCGTCGGGTGCGCCACCGTCGAGCTCGGGCGAGGCGGCGATCACCAGCGCGGCGATCGCCGCCAGCCCCACGCTCAGCCCTCCGCCGGCGTGAAGTCCAGGAAGTACGCCTGACCGAGCTTGAACTGCCGGTAGGCGTCGGGGTTGGTGATGCAGAGGCGGACCTCGCCGCTTGGGGTCCATTTCGACCACTCGCGGTTCGCCTCGTCGTTCTTGCCGCCGAACACCGGCTGCAGGACGACCGTCACCTGCGTCATGCGCTCGTCTTCCTTCGCTTCGGGCGCGAGGTGTAGGTCCGTCTTCATCTCCACGACGCGCAGCTTTGCTCTCACTGCCATGGTGCTGCTCCGTTTGAGTGAGGCCGCTGCGACCGCTCAGCCTTGTTGACCGCTGAGATCGATCACGCGCCGAGCGTGGGCCCGGGGTCCTTCGCCGCGGCCGCGCCGGCGGCCTGGGCACCCTTCACCTGCTCGGCGGCGTTCTTGGCGAGCAGGAAGGTGAAGGCGGCCCCGCCGGCGACCTTCAGGGCGGTCAGCAGGGCCGCGCCGAGCGGCAGGTGCTGCGCGAGCGCTCCGAACAGCCCGGTCAGCGCCGACAGCACCGCGGGCAGCAGGAACGCCACCAGGGGCTGGTTCAGGAAGGCGTCGACCTTCGGGCCGATGACGGGGATCTTCATGTCGTATTTGCGGAGAGCCCACACGACGAGCGTCAGCGCCGGCGCGGCCGCGAGCCACCCGTTGCCGTTGTGCACGCCGTCGAAGATCTGAGCGAGCAGCTGCGTGGGGTCGACCGCGGCGGCCGCGGGAGCTCCGGCGGCCTGGGCGAAGGCGACCGCGGACCAGAAGAGGGCGCCCAGGGCGAAGAGGTGGACGGCCAGGCTCAGCATGTCGAGGCGGAGGCGGAAGCGCATGCCCAAGAAGCTCCCCCGGCCCGTGGACAGCTCGCCGCGGCTCAGCGCTTCGGGGTGAAGGGGTTCCGCGGCGGCTTCGGCGGGTGCTTCGGCTGCGGGCGCGGACGCAGCGTGAAGTCGCAGTCGTGAGGCATCAGCGCTCGACCTGGTCTAGCCGGTCGACGAGCACGTTGCGGTGGACCACGATGTACGGCGTGTCTCTGCGGTACCTGATCGTGTTGTGCCGCCGGACGCGATTCGCGGGGTTCGCGAGTGCCCGCGCCAGTGCGACGTCGAAGCCGAGCACGCGAGGATCGATGTGGCTGGTCGCTCCGTCGGCGGAGATGACCCCGCCATATTCGTCGTAGCAGGCGACGTGCTCGATGGTGCTCGGGCCGCCGCCGTAGAGGACCAGGTCGCCGGGCAGCGGTGACTCGCCGTCGACGAGCAAGCGCGTTCGGTCGTGGTAGCCCTGAGCGTTGACGGTGTCGCGCAGGTCCGGGCCGCCGATGGCGACCAACGCGACTGAGATGCTGCCGGAGCAGTCGACGGCGAGCGGGCCCTTGGCGCTCCAGAGCACGGGCATGTTCGCCGCGAGGAGCTTCTCCATCTCGGCGAGGAAGCGATCTCGATACGTCGGGACGATGATGGTGCTCATTGACCCCTCAACTTTCGCGGTGCCAGCTTGTCGAGCTCGGAGCGCCAGGCCGCGCCCTGGCCGTCGATGCGTTTCTCGAGCCCCGCCACGGCCGATTGAAGGTTGCCGATGTCCTTCGCCTGGCCGATGTCGGTGTCGCGCAGGTCGCGCAGCTCTTTGCGGAGGCTGTCCACGGCGGTCGTCAGGTCAACGATCGTCTTATCGAGCGCATCGACGTTGCGCTTCGCGAGCCCCTTCCAGCTGCTCACCAGTAGGGCCAGACCGCTGGCGCCCAGCGTGCCGAGCTCGAAGAGCGTTGGGTCAGCCACGGGTCGGGTCCTTCAGCTCGAGGTGGTCGAACAGCGCCGCCCAGCGAAGCTCTGCCTTGTCGATGTACTCGTGCAGCTCGCGCCGGTAGCTGTGCACGGCGCTGGTGAGGTGTCCGAGCTGGGTGTTGTGGTCGAAGTCGGCCTGCTTCCGGTCGCCGAGCTGCTCGGTGTGGTGCTCGAGCGCGTCCTTCAGCATGTCGCCGACCTGGTGCCACTTCTCGAGCAGCGCGTTGCTCACAAGGAAACCGCCGGGTCATCGCCGTAGACGACGGTGCACTCGACCTGGTCGCAGTTCGTGCCCGAGGCCTGCGCCGCGGGGAACACGTTGCCGGTGCCGAAGAAGCGCGGGCCGCTGCCGTCGTCGCGCAGGCAGGTGTTGCCCCCATCGAGCGGCGCCCGGACACAGAGCGGCGTGGTGACGTTCACCATGTAGACGGGCCAGCCGGCGTCGTCGACGGGCACCGCGTACGCGAAGCCGCCATCGATGGCCGAGCAGCGCATGCCCACGAGTCGGGCGCGCACGTAGCTCGACGAGGACAGCGCGGCGCCGGCGTCGGCCGCGATCGCCCTGGCGGTCGTACCGAGGCGCACCGAGCAGTCGACGAAGCCGACCGTGCAGGGCTGTCCGGCGTCGTCGAGTGCAGCCTGGGCCTGCTGGCAGAGGGGCGCGTTGCAGGCCGCGACGGTGCACTTCGAGCGGTCGAGGATCTCGAGCATGCCGGCGCCGCCAACGAACGTGTCGAACTGCGGCGAGCCGCTCTGTGCGGTGAAGAACCGAACCGTGCCGGCGCCCAGGGCGGTGACGGCCACGGCCACGGCGATGAGCTGCGCGCGAGTCATCGGCACCTCAGTGGGTCGCGGTCGATGCAGACCCGCTTCGTGATGCCGCCCATGTTGTTGGTGGCTGCAGCGAAGGCGCCGATGCGGAATCTTGTGAAAGTCGTCGGGGACGAGAACGTGCCGGCGTTGCCGGCGCCACACACACCGTCGATGCAATTGTTGAGCAGGGTCCCGGTATGAAAAACAGCGTAACGGTGCGCGCCGGCCGAGAGGGCCGCCCCCGCGTTCGTCGTCGGCGTTCCAACCCCATGCGTGAAGTTCCAGAAATTTCCGCCGCTGTATTGGCCGGTAAAGTAGTCGGTCGAACCGGCCGCGCCACCGGGCGTCCCATCGCCAAGCGTCCCCACTAGAACTGACCCGCCAAGGGCGGAAAGGTCAGATGGCGTGATGATGCTGTCGGCCACGCTCAGGCCCGTGAGCGTCGGGAGCGCGATGGGCAGATCGGCAAGGTCTGCAACGCGCGCGGCGCTCGCGGTCGTGGTCGCGATGTAGCTGCTGCAGTATGAGCCGGCCTCGGCCTGGAAACCCCACAGCGTCGGCGTCTGAGCGCTCCGGGTGGTCCCGCCATTCAGCGAGGAGAGGTTCCCGACGTAGGCCTTCCCGGAGACCTTCGAAGTGACGTTCTCGAGCTTGCAGTAGGCCCAGTTCCCCAGCACGTAGCTGCACGCCGCGCAGGTGGCCGTCGAGGCGTTGTCCATGCAGATGTCGAAGGTGCCGCTGTTCGTCGTCGCATTGCCGCGTGCCCAGCCACAGAACGAGTAGGCGACCGCGGTCAGTATGGTTTGAGAAAGCCCGCTCGAGCTGCTCGCATTCGTGATGTTGAAGGTCACCTTCTCGGCGGTCACGTCGTTCAGTGGCGACGTGTCGCTGTCTGCGCCGCCCTTGGATGGGTTGGTACCCGTGCCGGCGATGAAGTTGGCCCAGGAGACATCGGGGAAGTCCTGCGAATGGAGTACGACGTTCGTCCGCCCAGTCTCGTCGAGCAGGCCGTTGACGCTGGTCCCGTCGGCCCCGGGCATCACCCGTGGCTGCCCGTTCGCGCAGGTCACCATGTCGCCGTTCGCGACGGTCTGCGGTGCGCCGCCCACGGTCTTGAGGCAAGTGGCCGCGCTCGCCCTGCTGAAGATGAGCACCTCGCCCTTTGTGCCGGTCGGCAGTGGCGTGTACGAGTTCACGTTCGCGCCCGAGTTGACCTGTCCGCCCCAGGCGTAGAGGTCCAACGCTGAGCGAGCGATGGAGCCGTTGAAGCCGGTCCCGTTGCCGAAGGTGAAGATCAACGTCGCGTCCGACGGGGTGACGTTGAGCACCGTGCAGACCGTCCATGTCGGGTATGCCAAGAAGTTGCAGGTGGTGCACGTGTGGCCGGAGCCGTTCCAGAGGCAGAGATCCGTCGCCCCGCCCGCGCCGTTGCCGGCGACGTACATGCTCCCTGAGTGCGCGCCTGGATAGATGGTTCCTGGTGGCTGCTGGAAGACGGCCGACCATTGACCCGCTGTCGTCGCGGGGATCTGGAGCCGCTCTGCGGTGAGCGTCCCATTCGGCGCCTGTTTCGCGTTCACGGTGATGACCGTCACGCCGGCGCCGCTGTTCTCCAGGGTCCATGGAGCGACGTCGAGGCTCTCCGGGTTCGCCATCATGTTGGCGCAGGTGCCGCACGCCGAGCCCATGCCGGAGCCCGAGGTGGGTGCGAACTCGAAGATCGGCGGGAACGACGACGCCGGGAACGTGGCGGGGTTCGAGAAGATCGGGCCCTCGGGGTTCGGCAGCCCCTCGGACAGAGCCACGGCCGCGTACACGCTGCAGGCGGCCAGGCCGAAGATGAAGCCGGGCCATGCCGGTGCGCGCCGCGGCGGCCGGGCGTCGACGTCGGCCTCGAGCCGGCGCCAGGCCTTGTTCGCCTCTCTGACCGGGTCGCTCATGGCTCAGGGCGAGGACTGAATGCCCATCAGCGTCAGCGCGATGTCGCCGGTCGCGCCGGCGCTGCGACAGCTGATCGGGGTAAGGCCGATGCCGGGCGCGCCTCTGAAGTCCTGCCGCATGGTGAGCCCGGGCGAATAGAAGTGACCGCCGTTCGAGCACCCGGCGTCCCCCGTGCATACCCAGAGCACCTCGTCCTTGAAGCTCATGAGGTAGGTGCCGTCCGCGATGTTCGTGGTGATGGTGCCGCTGACGTCGCAGTTGGTGAGCTCGTAGTGGTACTGGGGGACCAGGCGCACCTGGGCGAGGGCGGCGCCGGCAACAGCGGCCAGTGCGAAGGCGGCGAGAACGGGGAGGGCTCGTTTCATGTCGAGCAGCCTCACCCCGAGCGTGGACAGTCCACGGCTGACGTTTGAATTCGAACGACATGCGCTCCGTCAAAGACGGCATGAAGCCGCTTCTCATCGTGCTCCTGGCCGCTTGCGGCGCCCCAACCGTCCCCGAGGTCTGCCCGTCACTGCGCGCGGTGGGCTCCAAGTGCTGCCCCGACGAGGTGAACATGCCGGAGTGCGAGGGCACGCAGGCCTGGATCTGCGAGCCCTCGTGGATCGCCGAACCGTGGCCGACCGATGGCGGGAGCGAGCCGGTGAAGCAGGACATCTGGTCCCACAACGGCGACTGCGTTCACTGACCTAGAAGGTCACGAAGCTGAAGTCGAGGTTGACGTGCGCGGCGTTGCCGCCGGCCTGCACCACGACGTCGCCGTTGTCGGCGATCTCGACGACAGCAAACGCGTTGTTCGAGACGGTCGGCAGGTAGGGGCGCTTGTTCGTCGCTGGGCGGTACCCGACCGGTAGCGTGAAGATCTTCGAGTTCGCCGGTGCCCCGTTCTTCACGAGCCCGCGCGTCCACACGCGCCCGAACTGGTCGCGCCGGAAGCCCGCCGGTGCGTAGGGGTTGCCGAAGTTCGCCCAGGCCGTGCCGGGGTTGTTGAAGCCCGGGATCGATTCGTAATTGTCGGTGAACTTCGTGGTGTCGCCGACGTTGTACCAAGGCGTGCCGACGCACTGCAGGCGAATTTCGTCCACGTCGATCTGGCAAACCTGTCCGCCGGCGATGACCGACGGCTGGATCTCGAGCTGCACACTTCGGATCGTCGTCGCCGAATCGACCGTGATGTACCCTTCGACCTTCTGCCAGTTCCCTACCTTCGACGTCGCCGAGACACTGATTGTGCTCGAGTTGCCGACGCCCGAGCCGGTGTAGTCGTAGAGCACGCAATAGACGATGAAGTTCCCGGCCGTGTTGCTGCTCCCATTCTTGATCCACGCCGTGAGCCGGTAGAGCTGTGATGTGCGGTTGGCTACGCCCGCTTCGTTGATCACCGGGATCAGCGCCGAGTCGACCGTCGTCTCGGCGCCGGCGAGCATCACGAAGCGGAGGTAGCGGCTTCCGCTCACGCCGTTGCCGTCCTCCATCACGACGAGATTGGTCCCGAAGACGCCGCCGCCGGCGAAGTTGTAGGTCCAGTGGTCCGGCATGTTCACGCCGTCGAAGCGCGTCTCAAAGCCTCCGTTCAGCGGGTAGTCGCCGAGGGCGATGCCGTCGAGCAGGTGGGCCGCGTAGGCCTGGCCAGCGACGAAAGAGGTCTCAACCGAGGGCTGCCCACGCACGAGCCGACCTTCGTTGCGGTGTCGCGGCACGACCCGGTGGTAGTAGGTCTTTGCGGGGATCAGATCGCCGACCTCGATGACCCGTGCCCGCGAGACTTCCTTCAGCGTTGTGGTGTCGAGCGTCGCGCCGGCGCTGGCATAGATGTGGTGCTCGTACTCCTCGGGCAGCGAGTTCTTGTCGAAGGTCTGCGCCAGCTGAATGCGGTGCCCACCGACGATGCTGCTCTTGGACGCGCCCGGCGTCTTGGTGCCGTTGAAGTGCACGGCCCGGTGCGGCGTGAACTTCGGCGGCACGACCAGGCTCACACGCCGATGCAGGTATGCCGACGCCCCGATGGTGGGCAGGCCGCGCGTCTGCAAGCTCGTCTTCAGCTTGCCGTTCTCGTGCATGTGCTGGAACTGCGTCACCGCCACCGACTGGTCCGAATCGAACTGCAGGCCGTTCGCGCTGAACGTGTAGTAGTCGTTGAGCTCCACCCACGGGAAGCCGCGCATCAGCGGCACGTCGAGCTCGGCCGTCGGTTCCTTCAGGTCGGACAGCGCGGCGTTCGCCAGCGCGCTCGCCTCGGTGCTCGAGTCGATCTGCGAGGTCTGGTCCTCCTGGATCTCCATCCACAGCTCGCCGTACTTCGTGATGGAGGTCGAATCGCTCACCTCGACGGGCTTGCGCTTCGGCGTGCCGTCGGGCCACAGGTCGGACGCGTCGCCATACCAGACGCGGATCGCGTTGCGAATGGTCGAGATGTCGACCCCGAGCTGCGTCGGCGCCTCGTAGTCCGATTTGCCGAACGTGAAGTTGACCGACGGCGCGGAGCGCACCGGCTGGGAGAGGGTCAGCTCGAACTGAACGCTCGAGGCGCGCCACTTGTAGCGAAGGTCCCAGCCGATCTGCTGGGCCAGGGCGAGAATGCCGTCCATCGTGAACTGCCGCTGCTGGATGAACTGCGTGATGTTCCAGCCCGGGCTCGACGGCGTGAAGAGCGTGACGGTCGAATCGCTCGCCGCCTTGTTGTCGTCGAGGATGTTCTGCATCACCTGCTCGACAGGGTTGCCCGACGTCGTGGGCGCGCCGATGTAGTCCCACTTCGCCGTGCCGTCGACCTGGTTGGCGGCGCCGGTCCAGACGGGCTCGGTCGTGCCGCTGGTGCCGGCCTGGCTGCACTTCAGGAACCTGTTGAAGCCCGGGTCAGCGTCGTTGCGGCTCGCGGGCAGCAGGTACTCGTTGAGCGCGTAGACCTGGTTCGCCTCCCAGATGCGCAGGGCCACGGAGGCGCCCCCGGTCGCTGCATACGAGTACACGCGCTCGTACTTGATGTACTGCTGGGCGAGGCGACCCGAGAGAGCTCGCCCGCTCAGCTCGATGGTGTCGCCCTTGCCGGGGTCGACCTTGTCGACGCGCCCGCGGAAGACCTCGAACCAGTCGCCTGAGGCGGGCTGCATGTCCATCGCGACGATGGCACACTCGATCTTCAGCTCTCGATTCACCGCGAGGAGGGCCCCGAAGGCGTTCGCCGGGTTGAACGCGCGGTTGAGCGCCGAGGCCTGCACGTATGGCGACAGGCTCAGCTGGTACAGCTCGCGGAAGAGCGTGACGGTGAACGTCGCGTGCGGCTGGTCGATCTGCTCGCCCCACTGCACGGTCTTCACCGCGTTGAACGTGGGGTAGGTGGTCAGGTCGCGGAAGGTGCCGCCCGAGTCCTTGATCTGCACGCGCACGAACTCGGCCTGGTTGCCGTTGTCGAGCACTGCCTGCTGCGTCGCGCTGATCGCTCGCACGTCACTTCTCCATCAGGTCGATCTGCAGCACGGTGACGTCCTTCGCGGCCGCGCCGGCGGCGCCGGTGGGGTTCGCGCGCAGCACCTTCGCGACCGTGCACTTGCCGATCATCTTGCGCGTCGCCGCCTCGAGCACGAGGCTGCCGGCGACCGTGAGGTAGGGCAGGTCGCTGAACGCCGCACCGAGGGCGAAGAAGAGCGGCGGCCACGCGTCGAGCACCGCGACTGGCAGGACCACCAGGTCGTCGTAGTCCTGCGAAGCGCCGCCGGTGTTCGCGATGGTGACGTTCCCGCTCCCCACGCTGAGCCAGGTCGTCGACGTGCCATCGGCGCGCACGCCGTCGAACCACTTGTGCCCCGCGCTCGTCACCACGTAGTGGTGCCAGACCGCGGTCTCGAAGCGCCAGACCATGACGGTCCAGCTGGGCGTGCCGCCGGACGAGTTCGCCGCGGCCGGGTAGGTGATGGTGCCCGTCGTCGCCGCGAGGCGCAGCACGCCGGCGCCGTACTTCGGGGTACCGGCGACCTGGGTCGCGCCGCTGCTCGAGCTCGGGCCGAGGCCCTTCGAGCTGTAGAGGCTCGCATCGAAGGCGAAGTGGTGACCCTCGCCGACGAGCAGGTTCTCCCAGGCGAACGCGTCCGAGCCCGAGAGCGGAATCGAGACCACGCTCAGGTCGTGTTTCCGGTTGATGCGCGTGGCGCGCATGCTGCCGTCGTTGGCCGGAGCCTGGATGCCGACGTCGCGGCGGTCGGCCTTCGGGTCGGATACCGTGGCGGCGATCGCCGACAGGTCGAGGCCGCTGATGGCGAGCCAGCTCACGGTCAGCCCCCGCCGCCGTTGAAGGAGTTCCGTCTGTGCAGCTTCAAGAGCTGGTCGTAGAGCTCGGTCATGCTGTTGGCCGCCACCGTGAGCTTGTCGATGTGGACCACGGCCGCGCCCCCGCCCGGCAGCTGGTGAGCGCCGGCGGCCTGCATCGACTGGTAGGTGCGCAGGGCGATGCGGAAACCGCTGGGCACGTTGCTCAGGTTCTCGCTGAACTTCGACAGCGACTTTGCGGCGCCGTTCGCTGCATTGGCCGTCGCGCCCATCGCCTCCGCGGAGTCGGCCGATGCGGCCGCCACGCCGTCGAGGCCCTTCGTCGCGACGTCCTGCATCTGCGCGAGGTCGTCGACGACGCTCTTCGTGGCATCCAGGACGCCGCCGGCGTTCTGATGGAAGAGGTCGTCGATGACCTTGTTGAACGCGAGCGAGACCAGGTCGGTCGACAGCTTCAGCGCGATGAACACCAGGGCGACGGCCCGGAGGATGGGCTCGAGCGCCTTCAGAATCGGCGTGATGATGGCCCCGATGATCTGAAAGACCGGAGCGAGCGAAGAGCCGATGTTCTGCAGCGCGATGCCGACGAGTTCGATGATCGGCGCGATGCCCTTGAGCAGCTTGCCGACGAGCCCGAGAATCGGGTTCAGCACGCCATGGAAGGCCTGGGCGATGCTCTCGACCGCGCCCATCAGCGGCTTGAGCCCGCCGATGACGCTGTTGAGGCCGCTCGACATGTCCTTCAGCGCCATCATCAGCTGACCCTGCGCCAGGTTCTGAATGTCCTTCCACCCGTCCATCATCGACAGGAGGTCCATGATCAGGGCGGCCAGGGCTCCCCAGATACCGCCCTGCTGGAAGCCCTTGATGGCGTCGTTGATGACCGTGCCGAGCTGGCCGATCTTCGAGAGGAACGCGTCGCCGGCTACCTGCAGCCCGCCGACGAGCTGGTCCCGGATGCGGTCCTTCACCGCGAAGAAAGCGTCCGCGGCCTCCTTGGCCGCCTCGGCGTTTCGTCCCTCCTGGTCGGCCTGCGCCTTCAGCGCGAGCACGGTGCCCTGCGCCGCCGCACCGAACTGCTGCTGGATGATCTCACCCGCGGCCAACAGGCCGGCCTGGTTCTCGAGCGCCTTGGTCTGCTTGGCGAGCGCGTCGCCGAAGTTCTCGAAGCCCTTGGTCGGGTTGAACGTGTTGTTGAACTGCTGAGTCCTGATGCCCGCGTTCCGCCCGATGTTGGAGACGCTCTCGCCGAGGTTGAAGTGGATGTTGTTGATCGCCTGGGTGTCGACGATCAGCTTCTCCTTCATCATCCTGAAGCCGTCGGCCGCGAGCTTCGCCTTGTCGGCCAGCTGCGTGTGCTGGTCCGCCTCGAGGCGGTATGCCTCCGCGGCGATCTGCTGATGGTACGTCTCGGCGTCGGCTGCCAGTCGAGTCAGGTCGGCGGCCGCTTTCATCTCGACGACCCAGTGGCCGATCGCGTTCTCGAAGCCTGAGAAGCCCTCCGTCGCACCGGCGAACTTGTCCTGCCGGCGATTGCCGGTCAGGTTCGCGAACTGCGCCTCCGAGCGCGCCGCCTCGCGGTCGATGTTCTTGTCCGTGTTGGCCAGCTGCATCTCGGCGATCTGCCGAGCGATCTGCTGCGCCGTCTTTAGGGAGCCGGCGAACGCCTCGCCGTGCTCGGCGAGCTTGTCCATCGCCGTGATCGCGCCGCCCAGGGCCGACTCGAGAGTGCCGCCCTCGGCGAAGCCCTTGATGGCCCCGGCTACCGCGACGAGCGGCTTGACCAGATCCCTGAACGCTTGACCGAGGACCTCGGCGACCTTGGTGAGGATCTTCCCGAGGTCCGCGCCCTGGGTGAACCACGAAATGAGCGAATTGAACGCCGGCGCAAGGTCCGACATCAGGTTTGCGCCGAGCTGGCGGGTGGCGAGGCCGGCCTTCTCGAGCGTCTCTCCGAGCTCGCGGGCCGGACCGTTGCCGAGCGAGGTGGCATCCTTGATGCCTTGCTCCATGAACTCGCCGGCCTTCTTCACCCCCTCCATTGCGAGCTTCACGGCCTCGAGGGCGACCACGCCTTTGACGAGACCTTCGACTTTCTGACCGAAGCTTTCGAGGTGACCCTTCGCGTCGTCGAGCCCCTTGCGGAGCGCGGCGGTGTTGACGGAGAGATCGACGGTCAGCTCGGCGAGCGATGCCACGGGCGTCAGCCTCTCTCAGCTCGTGGACGTCCGGGCGGCGCCGCCGGCGGAAGCTTCTCCTGCAGGAACGAAATCAAATCCTTCTCTGGCTCCGGCTCGGGCGCCCCGCCGCCGCCGAGCATGAAGTGGGCGGGAGACAGCTCGGCGCCAGCGGCCGCGGCGACCGTGGCGCACAGGACGCCATGAAACGCGTCGGCGCGCGCGAAGCCGAACGGCCTCCGCGCGAAGTGGGCGCGCCAGCCGTCCATCTGCTCGACGGTGAGCAGCTGCCTCAGGTAATCGGGGTGGGGCCAGCCGAGTTCGAGGCAGAGGTCGTACTCGAAGTCGAGTCGCCGCTGGTGCTCGTCGGACTGGCCTTCTGAGGGCGGACCTTCGAGTTGACCTTCTCGATGAGCAGCATCAGCTCGTCGATGCTGAGAACGCTGACGAGCTCCTCGACGTCGGCGTCGGTGAGCGGAGCGCCGCTCTCCTGGACGAGCCCGCCCTTGAGCAGCAGCGGAAACAGCTGCGCATCCTTCGTCGGGCCCGGCGACCCCTGGAGATCGCGAATGGTGAGCGCCGCGCTGCTGCCCATCATCACGACGCGGACGCTGATTCCGAGGCGGTCGAGCTTGACCACCTCGGAGTCCTTCAGCCGCACCGCGCGGATCTGCTCCTGCGTGAGCATGGTCATCCTCCCGAACTCGTTTGAGCGACCGCTTAGACCTGAACCTTGACCACCAAGACGGTGACCGACGTCACGGCGTCGTAGGTGATGTTCACGTTGCCGCCCGTGTCGCTGTACGTTCCGATGGGGAACGGCCCCATCATCTGCGAGGTCGCATTGGTGACCACCACCGCGCGCTCGGCGACCGCCAGACCGTCGACCGTCTGCGGGGTTTGGATGGTGACCGTATGCGGTGACGCGTCCGCGTTCTTGACGATCAGGATCTCGCGCCCCGTGTTCGGGAACGAGTCGCCGCCCGCCGAAGCTGCGACGGTGGGCACGGGATTGATGCCACTGGTGACTGCATTGACAACCGCGAGGACCGCCATGGTCGCTTTCTCCTTGTTGGGTTACGCCAGGATGCGTTTGAAGACGCCGATGGTGACGGTCGCGACCGCGGAGCAGGTCGCCTTCACGACGCCGGTGGCGTCGTTGTACTGGCCCGGCGGGAAGTCGCCGATGAGCTCGATCTTGCCGGCTGCGACCGCCACGACTCGCGAGGTGACGGCGAGTCCGTCCGGCGTCGGCGTCAGGGGAATGGTGACGTTGATGGGCGAGCCGCTCGCGTTGTTGACGACGAGCATCTCGGCGCCGGTGTTGACCCAGGTGTCGCCCGTGCCGGCGGTGGGGGCGACCATGGTCAGGTCGATTTGCACTCCCGACCGCGTGACAGGGGTGACTGCGAGAAGAGCCATGGTGGAGTCCTCCGTTCGACTGCGTTGTTAGCTGGCGTACGTCCAGATCGCGGTGCCGCTGATGACCAGGGTGATGGAGCCCTTCACGACCTGGTTGACGCCGCCGCCGATCTCAGGCGCCTGCGTGATGATGGCCGCGAACGCCACCGACGTCGGGTTCGCGCCGCCGACGGGCATATCGTTGAGCACGAGCTTGAAGTTGCGCTTGGTGCCGGCGCGCAGGTCGTTCCGTAGACCCTGCTGCTGGGCATCGGTCGCGATGAACTGCACCTCGGCCGTGATTTCGCCGTTGTCCGGCAGGCCCCCGATGAACTCCATCGCGGTCGAGTCGAAAGAGGTCGCGTCGATTTTCGGCGCCTTCTCGCTCGGACCTTTGAAGCTGGTGACCTCGGCGATGGTGGCGAAGGTCTCGGGGCTGCCGCCGTCGCCTCGCTGCAGCTTGACTCCTCTGGTGCTGCTCGCCTTCGTCGTCATCGTGCGGGTGCCTCCGTCGAGATGTGAGGCAACCTAGGGCCGCCCGTGGACAGCTCTCAGCGCCAGAGCCAGACGTCCATCCACACGCGGTGGAGCTCGGCCGCGTCGTCGTAGAGGTCGCGGGACAGCTCCCGCCAGCCGGCCAGGTTCGTGGTCACGACAACGTCGACAGCATCAGCGAGGGCCTGGGCCGTGTCGTACTGCTTCGCGTAGCAGTCGATCTGCACCCGGACATTCCGGAGCCGGTTCGAAGCATCGCCCGTCAGGTCGTTGGCCGGCACGTCGGAGACGACCTGATAGACGATGGCCGTGTAGTTCACGGGCCGCGGCCCCTGAGGCATCGTGTTCGGGTAGATGCGCGTTCCGACGATGCTGTTCACCGCCGCGGCGCCGCTCAAGGCGCTGAAGAGCGCGTCTCCGGTGCTGCTCATTTCGGGCCCTTGGCCTTCTTCTTCACCGCGCGGCCTATGGCGGCGGTGAGCTCGGTCTTCAGGAGGTCAAGGACTGTCGACGCCTGGCCGTCGAGCGCGGGGCGAAGAAACGGATGCGCCGCGGCGTGTGCCGTGCCGAGCTCGATGAAGTGCCACCGCCGCGCGGGCGGGAGCTCGCCGGTGTCATAGCCGGCGGCCTCGCCGATGTAGAGACCGGCCACGACCACCGCGTCGCCGTCCTTCGGCTTCTTCACGGTGAGCTTGATGGAGTCGCGGAGTGCACCTGACCAGATGGGCGCGAGCTCCTTGGCGGCATCGAGCACGGGCCTGAAGGCCTTCCGCGCCGCCTGGGCGAGGGTCTTCTGGCCCAGCTCGGCGCCCAGGTCGAGCAAGCGCGCCTCGAGGTCGCTGAGACCCGTGAGCTTGAACTCGACCATGCTCACGGCGTGGCCTCGACAATCTCCATGGAGGCAACGAGGAGCTCTTCGCGCCGCCCGGTCGGGTCGATGGCGCTGATGATGTCGTAGACCCGGGTGGTCTTGAGGTCGACCAGCCGCATCTGAGACAGCGCCCCGTCGAAATAGCGGAGCTTCCACATCGTGGGGACGCGCGAGTTGCGCTCCGCTGCACCGTAAATCTCCCGACCCGTCGTGCGCACCACCTCGGCGCGGACGGTCGCGAACACGTTCCACGTGAGCTGGGGCTCGCCGGCGGCATCTTGCTGCGTGGCCCGCTGCTGCAATTGCACCTGCTCGCGCATCGCGCCGGCGTTGATGCCCTGGCCGGTCGTCGGCTTCATCCGATGCGGTTCAGCCGGTAGGGGGCAATCAACGCGTCGAACGCGAACTGCACCGGCGTGATGACGCCGGCGACCTCGGGCGTGCGGTGCTCGTACAGCTGCGAGATGAGCAGGAGCATCGCCTGCTTGAGCGGGCCTGGCACCGACGGCGCATCCACCCAGCCCACCTGGTACTGCACCCGGACCGCGTCCCACTGGTCCCTCGTGAGGGGCCAGCTCTGCCCGTAGGCCAGCTGCAGCCGCGCGGGCTCGCGCACGTTGTCCACGACGTAGACGCTCGGGTCGAGCGTCTGCTGCACGCCGTTCGCGTCGATGTACTTCACCGCGTTCGACGCGAGGCTCGTCGTCAGCTGCCCGCGCTCGAGCTCCATGTACGGCAGGAAGCGGTAAGCGCGGTCCGCGTTCGACCACTCGTAGCCAACGGGCAGGAAGAAGTGCCGCCGCGCGCGCTCGCCGAGCTCGAAGCGGTCGTCGCCCAGGAAGCCTGGGAGCACGAGCTCCCAGGTCTGGGCCAACATGCCCCGCCAGCACACGCTCTCGGTGTACTGGCGGGCCGTGGTGATGAGGCTCGTCACGTAGGCGTCGTCCAGCGGCGTGTCCAGCCGCAGGTGCGCCTTCGCGTCGGCGAGCGACAGCGGCTCGCCGGACGGCGGTGTGATGAGCCGCGCCGGCATCGAGCCCTGGGCTTACGAGACGGGGGCGAAGTCGGGGCCGCTCTGCACGGACACCGAGCAGATGTAGCCGCCGGTGGTCGCGCCCGACTGAACGATCTTCAGGCGGTGGTAGCGCCGAATGCCCTTGTATCCGACCTTGAACGCCTTGTTGCTGTCGGCGCCGCCCGTGCCGGTGATGACGAAGTCCTGCACCTGGCCGATGAGGTCCGTGCTCGCGACCTTCGTCTCGCCCGCCATGCCGGAGTCGTCCGACTCCCACAGGTTGCAGGTGAAGAGCGAGTCGGTGAGCGCGCCGGTGAGGATGACGTGGCTCGCGTTGTCGTAGCCCTGCCGGTCGATGGTCTGGCCGGTGTACGTGATGTTGCCGGCCATGATGACGCGCGGCTCGTTGTCGCGCAGCACCTTGATGTAGCTGGCGAGGTCTTTTTCTTTCTGCATGGTGGTGTGCTCCTTGGAAGGTGGTGACCAGCAGAGAGTCACCTCACCTGTGGACAGCTCTCAGCGGCGAGCTGTCCACGACCAGGCGGAGAAGAGATGCGCGGGCAGGGGTAGCTCCCCGGCGGCGCGTCCACCCGACGCCGCCTGCCCGCGCAGTTCTCCTCTCGGGTGCAGGGTGGACGATGCAGGCCAACCTTTTCGAGAGCACCGCCGCGTGTATTCACTGTGGTGCCCAGATCCCGCCCAAGCGCGGACCGAGAGGTCCCAGCCGCACGACCTGCTCAAAATCATGCGCGGCGCGCGCGGCCACGCGACGTAAACGCGCAGCTGGGAACTGTCGGATCTGCAATAAACAACCGCGAGCGGCCGGGATTCTCCTCTGCACGGGATGTCGGGATCGAACTGGTGCTCAACAGAGCGCACGCACCAATGGCAGCATCATCGGGCGCCTCAAGATGTTGCTCTATTCCGCGAAATCCCGAGCGAAGCGGCTCGGCCTTCCATTTGATCTCGATGTCGAGGATCTAGTCCCGGTGCCGATGACATGTGAGGCGCTCGGGCTCCCCTTGAACTGGATCGGACCGCGTAGCCGCCGAGCTCGCGATTCGAGCCCGAGTCTCGACCGAAAGAACCCTTCTCTCGGTTACGTGCGCGGCAACATCAAGATCATTTCATGGCGCGCCAACAGCATCCGATGGGCCGCCCGCGCTGACGAGCTCGCCGCAGTTGCGCGATATGCGGCCAGCATCGAAAACGACAAAGGCCCGGCCGATACTGTGCCGGGCCCTCGTGCTGTCGCTGCTACCGACTAAGTGCGGCTGCTGTTCAGGGTGATGATCGAGCTGAGCGTGTTGTTGCCGTTCAGCCGGGTGATGGGCGCCGGCCAGTACGGCTGCCCGCCCACCCGCATGATGAAGCGAAAGGCAACATGATCACTGTCAAAATACAAATGGATCGACACGTCGGTCCGCATGCCCGTGGCCTTCAGGGCGACGAGGTACTGGGTCAGGTCGGTGAGGATGATGTCGCCCTCGGTGCCGACCGTCGACGCCGCCTCGACGGGGACGACCGGGCGGCCCATCAGCATGCCGTACGGCGTCGCCGAGAGACCACCAGGCGGCAGGTACGCCGGGAAGGTGCTGCCCGGGGCGACCATCGACTGCAGCAGGGGCTCGACGTCCTGATTGAGAATCCAGATGGCGTTGGGACGCAGCCGACCGTACAGGCGGCCGAACATCTTCACGATGTTGTCGTAGACGACCGTTCCGCTGCCCTGGCCCGCCTTCGCGGCCTGGGTGATCTTCGCCCCCGAGTTGAGCAGTCCGAGGGGCTGGCCCACGCCGGTGCCGTTCACGATGGCCGTGTTCAGCGTCGAGGTGAACTTCTCCGGGACCTTCGTCTCGAGCCAGCGGGTCATCGCCGGCACGTCCTCGAGCAGCTCATCGGTCAGCGGCACGAGCGCCGTGAGCTTGTGCAGCTTCGTCTCGAGCTGGCCGAGCTTCGGCTTCGTGCCGGCGAGCGTGGCGCCTTCTCCCGTCCACGAGGTGGTCACGCCGTTCGACGTGTCCCAGGGGCTCACGGTGTCGAGCGGCAGGGTCAGGTTGTTCGAGCTGGTGACCAGCTGGTCGCAGCGGCTGAGGAGCGAGTCCTCGCCCATCACCTGCTTCATGATCTCCTGCCGGAAATCGGGCGGCACCGCGAAGCCGCCGTCCGCGCCGACCGCCTCCTGGCCGAAGGTCGAGGGGGCGTTCATGATGCGGTTGTCGGCGTGCCCGCGCTGGGTGTGGATCGCCGCGATGGCGAACTCGCCCATGGAGCGGAAGCCCCATTTGCCCTTCGTGATGCCCGACGGCATGCCGCCCGTGATGGTGC